TCTCTTCTTGTGCCATTTGTAAGCAAAGCACAAGGTATAACCGCTGTCGAGAATCTGTTTGATACTTACGTTTTGATTCCACAGTCCCCAACAGTACACAATGTTCGGCGCAGTCTCGATGTCAATATGAAGAATCTTAATCGTTCTTTCCCCATTTTGTAGGTACATCCCCAACTGCGTATATAAACTCGTGTTCGTCACACCAATCTGAGTACCGTTTGTTTACCCTCTTTGAGAGTTTGTTATTGTATTGGAACACCATACGTATATCAAGTTCCGGATAGGCGTCCTTTATTTGCAGCATCTTCGCTCTATCTGAAGGGGTAAATTTCCCCTTGGTTTCAACTATTACTCCAGTATCTACCAACAAAAAGTCGGGAGTATACGTCCTTTCCTGTCCAACACTCGCGGGGAACCCGCAAGATAGACAAAAACCCGATCTTATCCTTTTCACGTATTCCAATTTCAGAGCTTCGTATTGGAACACGATTCTTCTTGATTCTAAAGAAGACGCGATTGTAGCTTCGAAGCCACTGCGAAAGCGTCTTGAGCTTGTAGAGTTCTTCCCCCGCTTCTTTGTAGACATCGCGTAATCTACTCTGCTGTCCCGTTACTTTTCGGTTGGTCATTCATAAGCTCCGCGACCTTGGGTTCCTTGTCAACCTTCGTCAGGAAAACCGGACCATTCGAATATAGAAAGGTACGCAACCCTCTTCCCCCATTGGAGTCTTTCCAACACTCCCTCTTGAAGGGGCAATAACTGCATTCGGTGCTTAGCTTTTCGTTTCCACTCTTCCCTTCGGGAATTGCGGAGAATTTTCTCTCGGGCTCCACGGGGGTATCCACAGATGCGACTAAAGCCGACTTCTCCATATCGGAGATCAAGGGGTACCACTCTCCCAGACATGTCAAATGTCCAAGTGTTTTGTCGATAACATGAAACTCCCCGTACAGTTCTGTACGTCCTTGAATCCTTCGAATATCGTTTTTACCAAATTGTTGATTTCCTCCTTGTTCAAAGAACGCAGACAAGTACCCTTTAAGTTGCATACGATACCCAAACTTATCATTATGTAACCCCTTCTTGAAGTTGTCAAATGAAAAAGACGACGCTGACTTGACATCGATAAGAGTGCCGTTGATACGTGCGTCCACCCTTCCCCGTACAACCCAACCGTCGGGGAGATTGAGTACCACAGTGTCTTGCTCATTGCTAACCTCATACCCAGCTATCCGGACAAGTTCCAGATACACTTCTTCAATGATATCCCCGTACGTGAATTTCAGCTTCGTATCGGGCGAGATAAACTCGCCCATATCGGGTCTGTGGACATTATACCACAGTTTTCTAGGACAAGGGTGTCCAATTTCCGAAAAGTGGAGGACTTTACTTTCACTCCGAGCGATACGCTGGCGTCCCAACAATCCTCCGAGAAAAGCTTTTCCCAAGGAGTCCGCGATGCGCGCCGATGCATCATCACTGGTCTCGATTGACTCGCCCTTACAAACTTTCGAAAGAAGATTACGAACGTGCCGTTGTACATCGTCACCTCTGGTGGTTTTCAACGTCGCTTTCCCCACAACATAAGTTCTCCGGTTATGGCGTCCACTCGACTGATAGAAGACTCGTAACTCCAATAGCCCCATTTCCATTTGTAGCGGGAACAATGGAGATGGATGGTCTCACGGACGTCCCCGGAAGATTGGGCATCAAGTAGACGTTCAGGATGGGAACCAAGATCAAACTTCCGAGCATCGGTTCTGCGTGTCCCTTGTATCCACTTATTGCTACAGTTCCGACCCCGACATTGGGAGTTAAAGAACACAGAAACCCCGCGTATGTTGATTGCACTTCGAACGAATTTCGGTATGTTCCCGTGATAAGTGATACGCGATCCGTCCCATCTTCGGATATTCCGCAGGAATACGAACTTTTCCACTTGATGCCTACTCCGTAGTTGTCCTCGTTGTATTCACCGGGGACGAAATGCTTCGACCACAGGTGAAGTTCATACGAGATATCTCCGTCGGCTCGGCAAGAGTACGCTATACCTGTTAACACTACCGCAACAAGAAGCACACCCGCCTTCTTAAGAGTCTTTGTCATCCGAAAGATCGTCCCCGGAAGTATAGTGTTCGAAGAAGTACGCCAGATCAATACACATATTGGCCAAATATTCATCTTCTACACCACCTTCGCACCACTCATGATAGCGTTGGTGGTTTCGGCAAAGTTCGACGGCCCGTGCTAGCGCGTTCTGCCGAATAATCGAGCGATCCCCGTGCGTAACCGGGACAGGAAAGACACGCGAGTTGGAGGAGCCTCCGGTTCTATTGGTGCTAGCTCCAGAATACGAACTTCCGGCACTAACAACGCGTCGTTCCGTAGTGCTATTGCCTTTTGATAGGACTCGTAGAGTCTTTTTGTCGATCTGTTGTTCGCCGAACTTGAATTCGGAGGAAAAGGATATCTCGTCTCCGATTTCGATAGGGCATTTGCCAAACCCGAACGAGAAGATATCCTCAGTGTTCCCTTCGAGGGAGCAAAGGGTGACGTCGGCTTCTGCGCTGCGACCTCTAGGAGTAGGGACAGTCTTGGTCCAGACATTGTTGATAATTCCTGTAGTCATGGCTACTTAGCTTCCTTCCAGTTAGGTCCGTAACCCCCTTCAATCTTTAGAGGGAGGTCAAACGGAATTGCAAGATCAAACATGTTTGTAACAAACCTTCCAAGGTTCTTTTCTACATCAGGTACTACTTCTTTTAGAATCCTACTAGCTATATAACTAGTAGATATATCCAGTACAGTTTCATCATGTACTTCATTTACAAAATGGACATCTTCGAGAAGATTTAGTTCCCGAATAGCATCAAAAAGGAGGATTACACCACAAGCTTCGATATCTCCAGTAGCAAATCCCTGTACAGGGTAGTTCTTCAGTTTGGAATACGGCCATTCCGCCTCCGTTTTTCTCCACCGAGAGGGCTCTTGTCGGAACGTGATCTTACGCCCGGAGGGTAGGCGATAAATTCCTGTTCTCAACAATATTCCTGACTCATGGCGTTCCGCCGATTGCCACTGTATATCGTCCCGTACTTTACAGTGAAAGCCTGCGAAGGCTGTACTGTATCGCTTTGTAAGTGCGTCAATACATTTAGAAACCTCGCTTCGCGTTAGTTTGCTGGAGGCTGCCAACTTCGTCAGCCCCCCTCCGTAAATCGTACCGAATACAATTCGCTTTACTTCCTTTCGACAATCGGAGCTACCTGATAGACCTGCTTCTGCACGGATACACCCGTGTATATCCACTCCTCCTTGAATATCCGATATCAGGTTCTTGTCCCCTGACAGGTAGGCCAGAGCAACGATTTCCAATTGTTTGAAATCCAGAGACATGATTACCCCACCTACCCGTTGACTGGAGAATACCTGTTTAAATACGGAATCTTCGGAAGACGGGTATTGCTGAGTATTGGGTTGGGAACAAGTAAGTCTTCCCGTAGGCGTTACCGTAAGATTGAAATTGGGGTGAATACACCCATCATCCTCAAAGATGTAATCCGCAGTTGCTTCGCAAAATGTTCCTAGGGTCTTTTTACAATTTCGATATCGCAAGACGCGCTTAGCGAAGTTCTCGACATGAGACGAATATCCGATCTTCGGTTTAACTTCTTGCCCCGCTATATCTTGCAGCAGCTTCTCATCGACCTTGATGAGGCCCTTTGGCGTGCGAGGGTATATTCCCGGAGGAAAGTCTTCCTCTTTGAAGGCTCCTTCGAAATCGAGGTAACGGTCTTGATTTTGAAACTTATCTTGTCCTTTTCGAGGTCCAGTTTTGTATACACCGACCTTGACTTTCTCTGGGAACTTGACAACGCCTCCGAAAAGCACGGTTCTCAATTGCTTTACGGAATCCGGGTTAAACCATTTATGTGCGACATCACTGCGCCAGTCAGGCAAATCATCGAGGCCAATCTGTCCACCGTCAACTTTAAAATCGAAGGACATATCCGCACTCATGAACGCACGCTGACACGCGTATTCGTGTTCGCATATCTCGTCTTCTAATTCGCGAGACATTTCTGCTAGTTTGTCAGTATTAACCCACATTCCGTTATACTCGTACTCACATACGATAGCGTATCTACGCAGTTGTAAAAGGACGAACCCCAACATTCCCTCATCAATTGCGCGTTTTAATTGGCGTTGGAAAATTTGGGAAGTCAGCTCAACATCCCCTTCTACCCTGTTACGCAACACATCCTCGTTGATATCTCGGGTGTTGACACTACCGTCGAACAGGTTGCGAACACTTTCGTCCTTCCCCGATAGACCGTACTCGACTGCAAGATTGTCGAGAGATATGATACAAGTGGATTGACCGGAAAGGAGGTACTCCACGTATTGCGTATCCCAAAGAAGGGTGTTCCCGCTTCGTACACTTTTAACCACGTCCCCGATGGTGGGAGGGAGAGCCGTGTGGACCGTACCAACCGTATCAACCTCTCGTCGCAGATAGTGGTAATCAAATTTGACGTTGTGTCCTACAAGATAGGCAGGCACATGCCACTGTTCGGAAGCGAACCATGAGTCCATAATGTCCTTGGATGGGCGTTTGTGGTCTAGGTGTGTTACTATAGCACAGACATAGCCAGTTTCTGGGGTGAAAATCTTCGTCCTTGACCAAAGAGTGCTCTCTCCGGTACTTCCATCTATGGTTTCCAAACTATAGGCGATTATATCGTTGCAGCTGTGGAATGGAGAAGCGGGGAACTTTCGTTCACCCGTCCCTAACATATCGACTTCGAGGTCAATTACCCAAGCACCGTTTCTCTTGCCATCTGTCATGATTTAACGTTCCTTGAATTGCCCTATTTCAGGGAGGATGGAAATACCATCGAAATATCCGTGTCGAAATCGCGGATCGGAGCTACCATCGCCGGTGAGTTTATTCTTAGATAGATGAATATATCTACACTCCGGAGCCATAGGATCGAGCTTGTCCCCGATTCCGATGATAAGGTCTGCCTCAGCAACGATACCAGTCTTTGATTGGTAGATATCATCTTGCTCAATCCAAGCTTGTCCTTGAGCGGAGGCACCGGCTTGCCAAGCAGATAGAACACACAGATTATACCCGCTTGCGATTTCCCTTGTCCATATACCCTGAGCAGCAAAGAGTTCAATGTCATTGGAAGACTTCCTCAATCGGAATCCACCTATTTTTTGTAGCATGTTGATTCCAATGATGTCGGGTTTGTATTTCTCTATCGCTCTCTCACAGTCCCGTCGGGACAGGGAACCGTGTACGATTCGGATACGCCCCGGATCACCTGCAAGTGCTCGATTGTACTCATCTTCTGCTTTTGCAGGATCATCCAAAATCTGTTTGGTAGTCCATCCGAGTACGCTTTGATACAGTCGCAGGGCAACGCGTTCTCCCGACTCTTCATTAGAGAAGATAACGGCGGATGCCGTCTCGCTTTCCTTTACCATGTAGGAGAGTTGGTGAACAAGGAACGTGGTTTTCCCAACTTCCGGACGGGCTGCGACCACCACGTTATCCCCGGCACGGAGAGGCCCGGCCCCGAGGCTGAGACAAGGAAGAGAGAAAGCCAGTCCGCCGGTCTCGATTCCTGTCTTTTCAAGAATTTCCTTAAGTTCCGTTGAAACGGTGATTGAATCAAGCTCTCCATCCCCTCCTACCCCTTCCTCCACTCTATCGTGGAGTTCAAGCAAGGCACGAACCTCCGCTGTATCCAGACGGGTTGCGTCTTTCTTGGCTGATTCTGAAATTTCTGCCAATTCGTCTGTGATATAGCGCTCGATGGTAGCTTTAAAAATATCGGCTGCCACCCCAGCCCCGTTTGCCAGCGATGGAGTCGTTCGTAAGAGCGTGCTATTAACTTCACATGTGGCTTTAATAGCTTCGACATTCGGGTCACCTCCTGCTGTAGTTGCTATCCAAACTTGGAAGTCATCCCAATCTATGATTGTTTCATCCGGAAACGAACTCCAATACTTGTCCATGTATCCGAGTACTATCTCGCTGGTCGGGGATAGGGCGTTCCTAGGGACATGTTCCCTGTATAAACTATACAACTCTCGACTACCAAGAACAATCAACATCTTGTTCTCAATCTTCTTCACTTTCAGTTCCCGTTAGTGCGTCGTTAATGATAGCGATAATGTCGCCGGAAGAGTATCTCTTGGGGTCAAGTCTAGGATACTGGACAATTGCCGAGTCTCCGGAAACAAGCACTTCAAAATCTCTCTGTAAATCCGAGGCCCGTTGAAGGACGGTCGGGTTGTCGTTGTCGAGCCATACGATAACGGAACGCTTGGATAAATCTCCCACCTTAACCAAAGCGGACGGTAAAGTTGAAACGCCACCCAACGCAATTCCTTCAGCCGCTCCCGTTTTTGTAATCCGAATTGCAGATACAACATCTTCGACTACACAGACAGGAAGAAGAAAACAATCAGTGTCGCGAGAAGGGTATACCCCGCAAAACCTAGGAAAGAATATGCGAGAGCTTCCCTTGCTTTCCGGTCTAACGCTTGTAATATACTTTGGTATCTCTCTATTTTTTCCTGCGTTATCGACCCCTTCTTCTCTTTTTGCAGGGATTCCGTGAGTTCCTTCAAACCTTTGGCGCACTTGGAAAGCCACGCGTTCCCCTTTCGTATCAAAGAATGGAAATACAATCCCGCCACTAGACTCACTGTACCCAACACCAAAGCGTTCACAATCTTCCTCCACTATTCCGTATTTAAGAAGCCAATTGGAGGCTTCACGGGGCCACTCTCCAACTCTGTGAGAGATGTCGTCGGGATATGTCCACTCTGGAACAGGTTCTCCAACAACTTCGCTCGCCCATCTCGAAGACCTTTTTGATATGCGACTACTAGAAGAATCAGCGAAACCACTGCGAGTACAATGGTGACAATAAGCAACGATGGTTCCATCGTAATTTCTCCGTATGTACAAGCGGTCGTTGTTTTGACCAATCTTGCAATGGTGTATGTTGACCTGATCCCCCGGTCTAGTGGGGGCATAGGGCACAAACTCTTCCCGTGCAAGTCTTCTATTATTCCTTCTTCGAGTCATCGCTTTTAATAGGTATAACACATCCCGGTCTAAAGACAAGACTTTGCGAAGGGGATAGTTCCAGATACCACTGCGGAAACAGATCAAACAACTCGGGTTCAGATACCTCTATCACATCTCGCAAACTATCCCAAACGGGCTTCTCCTCTAGATCACGCACCGGTATCCAATCAGCAGTCCCTCCACCTACCTCATAATAGTTTTTCAAAGGAACCGTAGAGACGTAGGCAGGAAAGTGCCCCATGTGCTCGTCGTTAGGGCGGGTTACTCCATCGAAAGCCAAACAGATATACTCCTCCGGGATCATGTCCCAAGGAATTCCACCCCCTTCACCGTTTTCCTTTATAAATCTATCCAAAGCAATGCAAGCACGTATTGCGGCCCTTTGTGGATATTTATACTTCGCGTTATTGAACTCTCGAAAAAAGCTCTCGTATGCGGGATGATCCAGATATTCCAAGAGGCCCTGGTCCAAGAGTTCCGGCATATTCTCATCTTCCTCGGGATACATTGTATGAAATTTCCCCTTGAGTTTAGTTACTCTTATCATCGCTAATACCCATCATCTTCGCAAGTTCAGAACGGGTATCAGGATCGGTGATAGCAGACATGGGATCGTCTCCATCCTGCGGGTCCATGTCAGTAAGTTCCGGCATGATTTCAACAAGTTCCCCTGCAATGGTAGCGATTTCGTTGTCGTCTAGGATATCAGGGTTGTGTCCGGCACTCGCCAACATCTTCCTGACACTATCGCGGATAGTGTCCGGAGACATCCCGGTCTTTTCCGACACCCGAGATAGCGCAGTCTGTGCTGCTGCATCCGAAATACTATCCGAAACAGCTCGACGTGTCTCTCGGTGGAGAAGGCGAACCACCTCTGCACCGAAAGCCTCTACTCCGACATACGGAGTGTCGGCAGGATGCGTATGGTTGTCTCCGTATTGCGGGTAACGGAGGACCGCCCTCCGCTGTCCCGTCTCCTCGTCAATGTAGAAATACACGGCAACGTCGGCATTATCCGGTATCGGGATTGAGTTCAAAGTCAAGTTATTTGCGTCGTTATCAAACATCAGCCCGAAATCCGAAACGTCCGGGAGAATGTATTCCCACTGCTCTTGTGTCATTTCGAGAGTCGCGTCTTCCGACATCTTGGCGAAGACTTCGTTGATACGATCTTCGACCCCGAATAGCTGTATCAGAATTGAATGGGCTTCCATCACGTTTCTTGCGGCTTTATCTCGATCTTCGTTGCTCATCGTTGCATCCTCTCTTTAGAAAGAAGCGTCCTTAAAGACGCGCTTGTAGTAACCTTCGACTTGACGACGGTCGTCCTCTTCCAACTTGAGCCAATAAACGTGCTTGAACGCCATCGTGATACTACCAAGTACGATAGCCTTCTGTCCCCACTCCAGAACAGTACGGGGAGACAGCGCATACTGGATAACCCCTTCCTTGAACCCTGCTCGTACATGTCCTGCCACAGTAACGAGACGTCGTGCGAGTTCCGCTGTCATCCCTTCAACTTGGCCCAACAACATCGCCTGTTCTCGGGAAGGATCGGGGTAATCCATCTCGATCACGTTATTGAAACGATCAAGCATTGCAAAGTTCTGCACTTGCGTTCCAGCGTAGGCACCGGAGATATCTCCCTGCAACCGAGTGTTATCCGTAGCCACGATACGGAACCAAGAGTCCGGAGTAACCAGCTTGTCGGAGGGACGCCCCGGCTTGTCGGCCAGCCAAATCTTTCCGTCTCTCTCCAGCATCCACTGCATCGACATGTTCATGCCGGGAGGGGCGCAAGCCAACTCGTCTACTTGTAGGACACCTCCATTCCGCCCGAGTTCCTCTGCCGGACCGGGGAGCCACCCGAACGTGCCGTTCTCGACGTGGATAGAACCGAACAGAGCGGAACTTTCCATGTCCTCTCGACAGTTGACACGCATGAAAGGCATGTTTGTGAGA